AAGCCCATCCTGAACCGAAACGATCCTTGGCGGCTTGATTGAACTCATCTTTCATTTTTTTAATGTTACCAAAATCTTTTTTTATTTGATCGTATATTTCACCTTTTGGGATTTGTTTTTTAGGTGATAACATTTTCCAAAACAACGCATGATTAAAGGCACCTCCGGCATTATTTCTAACGGTATTATCAAATTTACTTATAGATTTGATAATCTCCTCTAACTCCATATCACCACTTTCGTTCTTAAGTGCCTTATTTAATTTATCAACATAACCCTTATAGTGTTTGTTATAATGAACATCCATCGTTTTAGAGTCAATAAATTTTTGAAGTGAAGAGTATGAGTATGGTAATTTATCAATTCCAATTTTTTTCATCTCAGCAATCAAACTTTCTTTGATTAAAGATTTTTCGTTTCGTTGTATGTTTTCTCTAATTAGAGTTAGTTTATTTTCTAAACTTTTATATTCATACATTCTCGGTTCAAAATCAGGATTTTCTTTTTCAAAAATTTTAATAAGTCTTCCTGCAAAAGCATTCGCCTCATCTTCATTTTTACCACCAATGTCCGGACCTTTTTCTCTTTTTAAAACATCCATTTGATGTTCGTGAACCCATTCGTGAGCTAAGGTTCTCATGATGTCTCGATTCATTCGATCACCAACTAAGACTTTAATAACATTATCCGATCTTCTACTACCTGTTGACATTTCACCTTTTTTTTGATTTAAAAAAATTATTCTTAAATCATTTTTTAAGGGAAATTCTCGTTGCAAAAGTTTTATGAACTTATTAACAAAGTCAGAATGTTTTTTAAAATCTTTATTTTCGTAACTGAATGATACTTTCATTTGTATGAACTTTTATTTGTATAGTTCTTGTAGTAATTGATCTATGGTTGTGAAACTATTGCCGTTTACTGTCATAGTGGTGTCAATAAGTAATATACCTTTATTGGTTGGGACGTGAGACTGAGTTTCATTTATAATTTCAAAATTACCTTCAAATATGTAGTCAATGTTTGATAGTTTAAACCCATTTTGGATTTTGGTTAAATTATTCATATATCTGAACGATTACTCTTTTATGACCTTGATTGTCTGGTGTTGTTGATGAGTTTTGGACCGCAAACAATAAGTAATAATCAATCGCCGGATTAAATGGAACTAAAGTTATAGTTCCTGAAGTTAAATCTGTGCTTATACCGTTTGACGGGTTATATACGTATAAATTTGTTCCGTCAAAAAAGAAATTTCTTTCAAACCTTTGGATATAGACTGTCGAGTTCATTGCTCCCGCGGTTCCCAACAATGTTGCTCCTGTTAAACTATTAGAAGTGTTTATGTAAATTCTTGCGGTAGATGTTGTTGATCCTGCCGTCTTAGTTAATAAATTACGAATATAAATTGAATTGTTTGTGTTGATTGTTCCTGCCGGTATTAAAACAAACGCACTAATCTGATTTGTAGTTCCTATTAAATTAGAACCAACTTTAGTAGATAATGTTATTGGGTTGGCAACTCCAGTTATGGATATGTTTCCACTTCCAAGTAAAGAAGTTCCGTTTATTGTTTTAATATTTGTCCCACTAACTAAAGTATTTTGTTTACTTAAAAGTGAAGTTTCTAGTGATGCGTCAACAGCATCATTTATTGAATCTTCCGTAGAAATTTTTGTTTCTAATGATTCGTCTATTGAATCCAACGAATTAAGTTCTTCACTTAACCCACTAATCTGATCTTGATCTAATTTTGTTGGCATAATTTATCTATTTCTAAATAAATATCACCTTTTGTTGATTAGGTTTAGTATTTCCTCAGCAACATCACCAACATTTTCAGGTATTTGATCACCCATCACGGTTCTGATAATTTCTTTTTTCTTGTTTAAAATATCATAAATCACACCCTCAATTGTATTTTCATATAAAGGATAATATACCAATACATTTGATTTTTGACCATAACGATAGGCCCTATCTTCAGCTTGTGCGTGTTCTGCGGGAACAAATGATAAATCATTCATAATAACAACCTCAGCAGATGTTAAAGTTAAACCAACACCAGCGGCCTTTAAATTACCAACAAAAACTTTTATTTTATCGTCATTTTGAAATGAGTCGACGGCTTGTTGACGAACTGAGTTTGAACAACTACCATCTAAATAAACCGCTTGTTTTTTAAAATGTTGATAGATTGTTTGAAGTGAGTCTGTAAAGTTGGTAAAAATAATAACTTTCTTTCCTTGTTCTAATATGTTTTCCGCAAATTCAATTGTTTGTTTTGTTTTTTCATTTGCAATTACTTTTCGAACTTTCATTAATTTTGAGAACTGAACGGTAAGTGATGAAGATTCGTCAGGATTTCTATCATACCAATCATAGTATTCACCCATTAGATTTTCATATTCTTTTGATTGTAATCTTAAATAAACAGGTGTAATAATTTTATCAGGTAAATCTAAAACCTCTTCTTTTAATCTTCTAAGAATTTGTTTTGAGGTCCGATCTCTTAACTCTTCTAAGTTAGATGCTCCTGTAACATTCCACACTTTTCTATTTCCCGCCTTAAACTGATACCCTTGACAGTATCGAATGGCATAAGCCATCCAATTCTGCGCGACAGGGCTTTCGATGATACTCAAAAGATTGTAATAATTCATAGGTCGTGAAGTCATCGGTGTTCCCGTTAACAACCATACTCTATTAATCTTTTTAACAAAACTATTTATGATTTTTGTTCTTTGAGCTTGAGCATTTGAAATCATATGAGCTTCATCCAAAATAACTAAATCAAAATTGCATTGTTCTAATAAGGTTGGTTCCTTACTTTTTGGATCGTGAAAGTTCTTTAATATGTCGTAATTGATAATCACAAAATCATGTTCGGTAGAAAACTTTTTTCCTTCACAAATAAAAACAGAACGATCTGAATAATTTTCAATTTCTCTTTGCCAATTTATTTTTAATGAAGCGGGACAAACAATTAATATTTTTTTGGATCCTGTTTCTAATGATGCAATAATTGTTGAGGTTGTTTTTCCAAGGCCCATGTCATCGGCCAGAATAAATCTTTTTGAACCTGCCAATTTTTCAATTGCAATTTTTTGATGATTTAATGGTGGTCGGTGAGAATACTTTGAATAATCAATTTCAACACTTTGGACATTATGTGTTTTGATAAGTGCTGATTTGGGAACCCAAAATTCGGACAATTGGTCTTTTTCAAAAAACTTTCCCCAAATATGATATGATTTTTCTTTTTCTACCAATAACTTTTCTATATAAATCTGTGAAGGAGTCTCTAACAAATATTTTTCTTCAGCAAACTTTTTAGAAAAGTATGTATCCAAATCAACCCACTTTCTTGCAACCTTTGGTGTTGTTTCAAAGTAATTCACAATATAATCCGCTTGAGCTCGGGTGGGGTAAAACTTTTTGGATGTTTCTTTTTTTTGTTTTAAAAAAAGTATGTAGTTATTTGCACCACTATAAGAATCAAGCAGTTCAAGAGCTTTGTGTTCAACTAAAGACGATATATTATCCAATTCAAGTCTTTTACTAAAAATAACAATAAAATAAATATTTATCAATAAAACAACCAAATGAAAAGTAATGTTCCTATAACAAGGTTAGGTAAATTTTTTGGAGATCGTGATTTTGAATTGGAAATCGGTATGGGTCAAGAGTGGTTGATCGGAGACATGAACTATACTTGTGTTTTATACAAAATAGATAGAAACAAAATTAAAACCGATGATGTCTATGGTGAGGTTGTGAGTGACGGAATAAAATTTTTACCTCCTGTTGAGTTTAATGCTCAAGTTACAATTGCGGCACCCGAAAACAAATTTATTGGGACATCAACAAAAATGGATCAGGTCGAGCCAGGAAACATCACAATATCGGTTTATTTAAAAACTTTACAAGATTTACAAATCGATATCGACTTTGGTGACTATATTGGATATTACGATAGTGAAAACTTTGTTCGTTATTATACGGTTGTAAATGATGGTCGTGTTGTATCAGACACAAAACACACATATAAAGGTTTCAAACCATTTTTTAAGACCATAATCGCGGCTCCTGTTGGACCAAATGAATTTAGAGGATTATAATGAAAATAATAATTAAAGAATCTCAAATACAGTTGTTGAGACGACTACAAGATATTGAGAAGTATGTAAATTATGCAATTAAAACCGCAAAAGATTTATATAAAAAACCAAAAAATTTTGGTATTTATGAATCAAAAATTATCGGATTGGTTAGACAGTTGTTAGAACAAAACCACCCAAAAGTAGAATATAATTGGCACGAAATTACAATTTTAATTTCAGGTCATTTTAACGATAAATTACAACAAGGTTATAAAAATTTCAACAAGTAAAATGGCATTACCAAAAAAAGGACCTGTTAAACCTACTTTACCTTTGACTTACCCGAAAACTCTTTTACCAAGACGGGAACAAATCAAAGATATGATTACAAAAGATGGAACGTATCTTCCTAAGTCGTTACTTCATGCTGATTTGGATCGTGGGTTTTTAGATTTTGTGAAAGAAAAATTCAAAATAGTTTCAGAAGGTGTTAATATTCCTGTTGTTGATATTTTGGTTACAACACAAAATTGGTCTCAGTTTGTTGAAACTTGGGATTTTCAAAACATAGACAAAAATTTAGAACCCCCTTTTATTACTGTTATTAGAAGTCCTGAAGTAAAATACGGTAATAATCCTGCTGTTATGTATAATATACCAAACAGAAGAATGTATTATTATATGGAAGTTCCAACATGGAATGGAAATGTAGTGGGCGCTGATATCTATAAAATACCACAACCAGTCCCAATAGATTTAAAGTATTCTGTGGCAATTGTTTGTAATAGAATGAGAGAGGTTAATACATTAAATCAAAGAGTAATGGAAACTTTTGCTTCTCGACAAGCATATCAAACAATCAACGGACATTATATTCCAATTATTAATGATGGATTCACAGACGAATCTTCAATGGACTTAGAGAAAAGAAAATATTATATTCAAAAATATGATTTTACAATGATGGGATTTTTGATTGATGAAAATGAATTCGAAGTAAGTCCTGCGATTTCACGAACTTTAACCGTAATAGAAGTAGATCAAAGAAACATTAAACGACCACAGAAAAAAAGAGAACCAGTTGAGTTAGAACAAATTGTTTTAGAATATCTTAGTGGATCCACATCTGAAGAATATAATTTTGAATACACTTGTAATTTGTATTTTACCCAATCAACTAATATTGATTCTTATTCTGTTTATATTAATGATGAATATTATGGGGACGATGTTGATTTAATTCAAATTAATACAAATGATATTTTAAGAATTGATATTATTGTGGGAATGGGATTGGAAATTCCTAAATTGATTTTTTCTCAAAAGTTAGTTTAGTCCTCTCCGTATATGTCTTTTTTTTCTTTACACTTCTCCAATATTAAAGACTCTAAAAATCTATACATTTTAATTCCTCTTTTGTCGCAATATTTTTTTAGGACTTCATGAACTTTGGAGTCTATTTTTAAATTTTTTATCTTCTTGTTGTCGTCCATAGGGTTGGTAGAAAAAAGGCAGAATAAAATCATACCATAATATAAATAGTTTTGTAGATGTAAAGTTTTTGGTGTTTTATCAAGTATTTATAGAAAAATAAATAATTTAAAAATAATACTTAACATGGCAACTAACAGTAAAGTTTTTGTTTCTCCAGGTGTTTACACCTCTGAGGTTGACTTAAGTTTTGTCGCTCAAAGTGTCGGTGTAACAACACTGGGCATCGTGGGAGAAACATTGATAGGTCCGGCATTTGAGCCGATCTTTATTAGAAATTTTGATGAATTTCAAACAGTATTTGGGGGAACGTCTCCTGAGAAATTTATCAACACAACAATACCTAAATATGAGGCCGCTTATATCGCTCAAGCATATTTACAACAATCAAACCAATTGTTTGTAACAAGAATCTTAGGTTTATCTGGTTATGATGCGGGACCTTCTTGGTCTGTAACAACAGTAGCGAATGTGGATCCATCAACAGTAGGTTTATGGTGTTTAAGTTCAGTCACAAGCACCGCAACTTGTGAAACAACTTGTGTTGATTATTATGATGAGGTATATTCAATCCCTTTCACCGGATGTAATAATGATATATCAACAATTTCATATCTTTCATCTTTCCCGAGTGAAATTCAGGATATTTTATACCAACAATATGAACAATTCAACGGAGGAACATCAACATTAGATGATAATATACGAAGTCTTATATTTGATGTAATCACCAGTTCTAACCCATTTGTTGCTGAAGATGAATTTATTTCTTACTTCGGTTCAATTCCAACAAATGATTATGACGTATTAACAAATGCAGGTTGGACAGCATCTACAAATGTATTTGGTGTTCCATCGGTTTCTTTAGATGATACTAATTTATTATCTCCTTTAAATGACGCTTGGTATTACGCATTATTCAACACAACAGGAAATACTAATTATAGTGGGTATTCTTTCTTTACATATGTTTCAGGTTTGACTTTATCCCCTATCACAACAACAACAACGATAGTTCCATCTACAACGACTACAACTACCAATCCTTGTGTGACTCCTGTTCCAACAACAAGCACAACTACAACAACAACTTTACCTGTAAATTGTTACTCAGGTAATTTATTGTTAAAAGTTTATTATTATACAGGAACTTCTTATAGCGATTATGATAATGTTGTTGTAGGAACGCTAAGATCAAGAGGTGTTGCGACTTATGTGAATTCTACTAACCCAGCGTATTCTGTAACAGGAATTACTGATGTTACACTGAATATGACAGGACAATACTCAGGGGTTCTTAAAAATCCATATTCAACTTTTGGTGTTAATGTTGTTGATAAGTTCGGAACATCATATTTCTTTGAAACTTCTTTCACACAAAATGATCCTGAATATTGGTCAAAAGTGTTTGGTGTTACTAACTTCCAAAAACCAAGAATTGAGGTTCCAGTATTTGCTGAAGAAAATTTCCAATCATGGTTAAACTTCGCATGGAGAAAAGGTTACATTAAAGGTTTGAACCCCAATTTAATTTCATTAGATTCTGCACAAAGTGGAGATCCTGACTCAATTGGTTGGTATTTAGATAAATGGCAAACACCAAATTCACCATTTGTTGTTTCAGAATTGAGAGGTAATAAGGTATATGACTTATTTAGATTCTACACAATTTCTGATGGTGATGGGGCAAATACTTTAATAAAAATATCTATTGTTAATCAAACATATAGTAATCTTACGTTTGACGTATTGATTCGTGACTATTTTGATACAGATGCCAATCCTGTAGTATTGGAGAAATTTACAAACTGCACCATGGATCCAGGTCAAAACAACTTTATCGCCAACAAAATAGGAACATTGGACGGTGAATATATGTTGAATTCTAAATACGTAATGGTTGAGATGTCAGAAGACGCACCGATAGATGCTTTACCATGTGGATTTAACGGATTTAATTTTAGAAATTACGCAGGAGCTCAATCACCTTTCCCAATTATTAAGGGTAAATATGACTTCCCAGGTGAGGTTATTTACAATCCTCCATTTGGTTTATCATCAGGTAATGACAATGCTCTTGTTAGTCCAGGAGATAATGTTAGAAGAACTTACTTAGGTATTTCGAACTCTTATGGATGGGATCCGGCTTACTTTGAATATGTTGGTAAGAGAAACCCAATTAATTCTTGTGATATTGAAGGTTTACCATTCAATTACAGATCGGCAGGTTTCCACATGGATGTAAATGCAAGTGGTTTAACAATCGGACCTGAGTTCTCAACAAGTGGAGATCCAAGATTTATTTGTGGTAACTCTCCGTTCATTACTGAACCTGAATTACCAACAAATGCATATTATAGATTGTTCGCACGTAAATTCACTTTATTAGTTCAAGGTGGTTTTGATGGTTGGGACATTTATAGAGAATGGAGAACCAACGAAGATAGATTCCAAATTGGTAGATCAGGTTATTTGAATGGTGCATGTCCATCTACAAGATACCCGAACGCAACAGGTTGGGGAGCATTTAAAGAAATTTCTTTAGGTGATGGAACACAAAACTTTGCAAATACTGACTACTACGCATATCTTTTAGGACAACAAACTTTCGCAAACCCTGAAGCAACAAACATCAACGTGTTTGTAACTCCAGGTATCGATTATGTAAATAATAGTAATCTTGTGGAAGATGCGGTTCAAATGATCGAGTTCAACAGAGCGGATTCACTATATGTTTGCACCACACCTGATGTTGATTTATTCTCACCGGCTAACTCAGGAACTGATATATTTATCTACCCAACTGAGGCTGTTGATAATTTGGATAATACAGGAATTGACTCTAACTATACCGCAACTTACTATCCGTGGGTTTTGACAAGAGATAGTGTGAATAACACTCAAATTTATATCCCACCGACAGCTCAGGTAACAAGAAACTTAGCGTTGACAGATAACATCGCATTCCCATGGTTCGCTGCGGCGGGTTACACTCGTGGTATTGTAAATTGTATCAAAGCTCGTAAGAAATTGACTCAAGAAGATAGAGACATTCTTTATGTTGGTAGAATTAACCCAATTGCAACTTTCTCAGATGTGGGAACCGTAATTTGGGGTAATAAAACTTTACAAGTAAGAGAATCGGCTCTTGATAGAATTAACGTTAGAAGATTGTTATTACAAGCTCGTAAATTAATTTCGGCAGTATCGGTAAGATTATTGTTTGAACAAAACGATGCACAAGTTAGACAAGACTTCTTAAATGCGGTCAATCCTATCTTAGATGCTATTAGACGAGATCGAGGTTTATATGACTTTAGAGTGACGGTTTCATCTGATCCTGAAGATATTGATAGAAATCAATTGACAGGTAAGATTTACATAAAACCTACAAGAGCTCTTGAATTTATAGACATCACGTTCTATATCACACCAACGGGAGCGTCATTTGAAAATATATAAGTTGGTTTAAATAAAAAAATAGGGGGGGGCGATGTTCTCCCCTTTTTTAATATTAATAATATTTATTGTTATGAGTTATTCTAGTAAAGTAAAAAAAATTATATCAGAAATCATTCAAGACCAATTAAAACCAACTATGAAATATTATGCATTTGATTGGGATGATAATCTAATGTATATGCCAACTAAAATATATTTAAAAAGTGACAAGGGAAAGGTTGTTGGTATGTCCACCGAAGATTTTGCGGAGTATCGATCTGAAATAGGAAAAAAACCTTTTAAATATGAGGGGAACATAATTGTGGATTTTGACGATGATGCTTTTAGAGATTTCCGTGTTTCGGGTGATAAAAAGTTTATGACCGATGCGATGACCGCTCAAGTTGGTCCGGCATGGTCCGATTTTGTTGAGGCGGTTAATAACGGTTCAATTTTTTCTATAATCACCGCTAGAGGACATACCCCAAGTGTTTTAAAAGATACTATTCATAATTTAATTAACAAAAATAAGTATGGTTTAAATAAAAAAGAAATTGTTAAAAACCTTAGAAAATATAGAGATATAACTGATGAGGAGGATTTAACAGACGACGAACTTATAGAAACATATTTAGAAATGTGTAAATACCACCCCGTTAGTTTTGGTGAAGGTTCGGCCGCCAATCCCGAAGAACTTAAAGTAAGTGCAATGAAACAATTTATGGAGTATGTAAAAAATCTATCTCATAGACTACAAGAAAAGGCATATTTCAAAAACAAAATTTCAAACTACTTTACACCTTATATAGGGTTTTCAGATGATGATTTAAAAAATGTTCAAGCAATGAAAAAGCATTTTGATGATGAAAGTGGATTAGATATTTATCATACTGGAGGAGGAGAAAAACTAAATTTGAGTAAAATACCGGACTAGTTAATATATAATTTGAAAAATATTGGAAGTAAATAGAAAAAATTTATTTTCACAGTATTTATAATAAAAAATAAAACAAAATTAAAAAATAAAACATGGCTGATTTATTAATGAAAATGCCGATTCCCTACGAGCCAAAAAGGGAGAACCGATGGATTTTGAGGTTTCCATCATCACTTGGTATTAACGAGTGGTATGTTGAGACGACATCAAGACCTAAACTTACTATTACACCTACGGAAATTCAATTTTTAAACACATCAACCTATGTTGCTGGTAGATTTACATGGGGTGAACTTCCTGTGACTTTTCGTGATCCAATCGGACCTTCAGCCTCTCAAGCTGTTATGGAATGGATTAGATTATGTGCTGAGTCAGTGACAGGTCGTATGGGTTATGCTGCGGGTTACAAAAAGAATGTTGACCTTGAAATGTTGGACCCAACAGGAGTTGTTGTTGAAAAATGGATATTAGAAGGGACATTTTTAACTGGTTATGATGGAGGATCCCTAACATATTCAAGTGACGGTTTAGCAAAAATTTCGTGTAATATGAGAATGGACCGTTGTATATTGGTATATTAACATAATATTTTTTTCTATTTCAAAGACCTATTCACTTTACTAGTGGTAGGTCTTTTTTATTTTTATAATAAAAAGAAATATGGAAGAAGATGTATATAAAGCAGGACAAGCAGAATTTAATTTACCACACGATGTTGTCCAACTCCCATCGGGAGGAATTTTTTACAAATCAAAAAAGAAATCGGTTAAAGTTGGTTATTTAACTGCGATGGATGAAAATATTATTGCAGAAGCCGACTTTAAAAAAAGTATTCAAGAAAGTATTATTCTCCCTTTACTAAGAAACAAGTTATATGAAAGAGATCTTAGACCTGAAGAATTATTAGACGGTGATGTTGAAGCGATACTTCTTTTTTTAAGAAATACATCTTTTGGTCCTGAATATAAAATTTCTGCGATAGATCCGGCAAATGACGAAAAATTTCTCGCAACTATTCTATTAGATGAATTAAACATTAAAAAAACTAACGTTCATCCAAACGACGAAGGTCTTTTAGAAACAACACTTCCTGTGTCAGGAAAAAAAGTTAAATTAAAATTTTTGACTAGTTCTGACAAAGTAGAAATTACAAGAATACTACAATCTTATCCGTCTGAACGAACCGCACCTTCTATCACTACAAAACTATTATATCATATCGTTGAGTTGGATGGGGAAAAAGATAAATCTAAAATTTCAACCTTTGTCCAACAAATGCCAATTGGAGATTCAAAATATATCAGAAGATTTTTATTAGACAACGAACCTAGATTAGATCTATCACGAGAAGTAATCGCCCCGTCAGGAGAAAGAGTAATGGTCGACATTACTTTTGGGGTGGAGTTTTTTCGGCCTTTCCTATCAGTATAAAACTGTAATCTTAGACGAGTTTTATTATTTTTCTAGAATATTTAGAACACAATATTCTGAGTTTCTAAATATGCCAACTTACGTTAGAAAGTATTTGGTTAATAAATACGTGGAAGACAACAAAAAATAATTCTTAAAAAGGTATTTATTAAGTAAAATACTATGGACGAGGACGAATACGCAAGACTACAAGACGAAACAACCAAAGCGAATGCTGATTGGACTTCGAAACAGACCAAAATGTTTTCGGACATGGCCAATTCTACAAATACAACTTTTAATGCCTTTTCACTCAACATGAATGCTATTGCAGGTGAAATTAACAATACTTTTAGTTCTTTGATAGATGCCATGAATCCATTGGATTCAGACGCTTTTAAAGCCATGGATGAATATGGAACCAAAATACAACGAACATTTGGTTTGGCTAAAAACAGAATGGATGAATTCAAGGACACTATAGCGAATGCGGGGCCCGAACTAATCAAAATGGGGTTAACTGAGTCAGACATAACTACAAATATGACAAGTATTATGGAGGGGTTGGGAACTACGGCAAGTGTTACAGAAGATGCTATTATAGAAGTAACCGCCGCTGCAGAAGTAACTGGACAACAAGTAGGGACATTAGCAGAAAACTTTCGTGGTGTTGGTGTATCAATATATGATGTAGGTGAAGAAATGAAAAAGGTTACGGATTACGCCAGAAGCGTAGGTGTGTCAGTAAAGGGTGTTTCAGAAGGAGTTGTTTCTAATTTGGCCAAGATAAATACATTTAATTTTGAAAATGGAGTTGTAGGATTGGCTAAAATGGCTGCCACTTCGGAAAGGTTGGGAATATCAATGGACAAAGTATTTCAAACTGCCGAAGATTTACTTAGTCCTGAAAAAGCAATAGACATGTCATCGGCACTTCAAAGACTTGGTGTTACATCATCAGGATTACTTGATCCTTTAAGAGCTATGGACATGGCGCAAAACGATCCTGAAGCCCTTCAGAAAGAAATGGTTAAACTTGGACAGGAATTTACAACATTCAACGAAAAAACAGGAAAGATGGAAATTTTACCTGGTGCAAAACGAAGAATGAGAGAAGTGGCCTCTGCCGTAGGAATGACTGCTGAAGAATTTTCGAAAATGGCCTTAAAATCTGCAGATTTCGAAATGAAATTAAAACAGATCAAAATGCCTGACATTGTTGGTGGTAATCAAGAAACTAAAGAACTAATAGCGTCCATGGCACAAATGAAAGATGGTGTTGCGACTATTAAAGTAAAAGATTCGGAAACAGGAAAAATTGAAGAAAAAAAGGTAGAAGAACTTACACCAGACGATATAAAAGAATTACAAAAGGCAAACGAAGAGTCCTCAAAGAGTATTGAAGATATTGCGATGAATCAATTGGATGAAACTAAACAAATTAAAAATTTGTTAGAAAGTGGTGTAGTTGCAACAAAGTTTGCAAAAGCAACTACACCAACATTAAGTAAGTTTTATGGACAAGTATCAAGTGCGTATAAGAATATTGCAAAAAGCACTGCTGACGTGATTGGAACCACACAACAACAAAGAAAGGCTCAAGAATCAATTTACCAACCTGTTTCAGGAATAGTTCAGGGTGGATTATCGGGAGACAAAGAAATGATGGTGAAATCAACAAAAGAATTAGATGAAAATATATTCAAAACCTTAGGTGATTTTGAAACAAGATTCCAAACTTCAGTAAATGAAACTCAAATGAAAATTGTCCAAGATATACAAACCGCATATTCAAAACCTCTTAAGGTTGAAGCAAAGGCAGATTCTAACATCAATATTGGGTTGAATGTTTCTGGAGCTAACCTGACTTCTGCAGATATTGATAAAATAAAACAAGCTATGTTGAATGATCCTACGTTCGCAACTCAATTAAATAAGATATTAGCCGGTGGAACCGTTTCTGCATCAACAGGAGGAAAGAACACATAGTGATATTTTATTATAAAAAAAACTAGCCTATTATCTATTTATAAAATAAAAAATGGCTGAAAGTTTTTTGTCTTTTGGTAGTTCTGAATCATTCAGAAAACAATTGTTGGTAAGAAACTTACCGGCATATAACGTTCCTGGAAGTTACGCTTCACCGGGAAACCCAATTAATTATGAAACAAACTTAACGGTTTCAAACGTAATTGATTCCCCAAATAATTATGTCTCAACAAATCTTTTTGCAACAGAATTATATCCCCTTAATGAATATGGACCCGAAGGTGGTTTCGGAAGTCCAATAGGGTTAAATAATGTTGCTTCAACCAACAACCCTGAGGGAACTAATCAAGGACCATATTATCCAAGACAAGGAACAAACTTAGATGTTGTTAATGAATTTTTTATTGAATCTGCGTATGTCTCAAATAAATGGGGACCAAGCGGTGGGTATAAAGATTTAATTATAATCACTGACATACAAAATGCAGGAAACATCTATCAACCATATTGGGATCCGGGATATTACAATTATTCGTCTTATCCGACCTTTAACATTGTATTTCAAGATGACCCTATCGGATCAAATGGACCACTTTCATCTGATACCTTCTTAGCTCAAATAGGTGCATCACAATTAAAATTTGCGTTTAACGAAAGAGTTTCTCAAGAAATACAACAAGCAACAATTGGTGTTATAAACTTAGATACGATAAGTGATCCCTTTTCTGCTAGTCTATTGGCGACAGGACAACAACCTTTTTTCATACGTGATTGGAGAATTACCGTTCCTGAAAACCCTGCGTTGGCGGCAGTTTCATTGGCAAATAGACTAACAGGAACTTATTTTCCCGTTTCTTTTATACCTGGTGATTATTTTGATGACGATAATCCGATAAATAAACCACAAACCGAAGCCGCCTTAGGCGTTGCAAACAATTTAACGGGAGGTCTTTTAGCTCCTATACTCAACAAGTATAGATCGCCATCTGAAGTATTTGTTGCAAATACAGGTAATGGAACACGGTCCGCCTTATTTTCCGCATTAGATTACAATTTATATAGACCGGCATATAACAGAGGTTTGATTGGTGGTCTAATTGCGGGAGCGTCAGCTGCCGTAAATAGACTATTCGATCAAGATAAAGCACAATCTTCAGGGTATTACGTTGGTAGTGAAAACGCTGAACCGTCTCAAATTGATGGACCACCAAATCAACTACCTGTAAATCAATTCGGAGTCCAACAACAAAGTATTGTATATGGACCACAAGAATTGGGAATATTATATGAAGGAAATGAAGAGGCAATTAAGTTTGGTTTAAAAGGTAGATCATATACTGATGGTGGTGGAACTTCAGGTCAATTAGTATGGACTTCACCAAAATATAAACCAAATGCGGGTTTTAGAGCCACGGCTGGTGGTGGTGTGGGTAGTTTGGATGATGAATTTAATCAAATTTCTGCGGACTATCTACAATATCAATCAACCGATATTGAGTTTAGACCTGGATCAATTCTTTATGAAACACAAAGACTTGTTGATTCTGCAGATCAAGTTCAAGGACAAACAAGATTAAAACATGTTGGAACCGCGATCAATCAAGTTTCAAAAGTTTTTAACGATGGGTATAAAGAAATAACAAAAGGATCACAAGTAGTTTCATATGTGAATCAGGCGGACGGAACTCAAGCGGGACTGGAATATTGTAGAATTTTCCAAAAAGACACACCATATTATACATTTGCTGATCTACAGAAAACAGATGGTATTACAAAATCGGGTAGAAGATTTGACTATTCAATATTTGATAACACATATAATTTGAATATTGCTCCATTAAGAAATCCTGGATCAACAAATATTGTTGATGGTAAAGTGAAAAAATATATGTTTTCATTAGAAAACTTAGCTTGGAGAACTTCTGATAGACCAGGATTTACGTATGATGATTTACCTGTTTGTGAAAGAGGCCCAAATGGTGGGAGAATTATGTGGTTCCCACCTTATGATTTAAAATTTTCTGATGACGCAAAACCCGATTTTGCAACAACAACATTTATTGGAAGACCAGAACCAATATATACATATAAAAATACATCAAGATCAGGATCACTTAATTGGACAATTATTGTGGATAACCCCGCAATGATGAATACAATAATTGAAAAACAAATGAAAGGTGCGGGAAAAGAAAGAGTTCAAAGTATTGTTGATTCTTTTTATGCCGGTTGTGTTAAATATGATTTATATGAGTTAGGTATTAAATTCAATACAATCCCAACAAAAGATTTATTTACATATCAACAAATACTAAATAACCCACGACTAACCACTGAAGAACAAATACAGGTTTTACAGAGTATTCCTAGTAATGTTGCAACCAATAAGACAAATGATTCGACCGGTGCCGATACTCCAGGAGGTCAAACTAATAATGGAACTACTACGGCTGGCAAGCCAGTTGAAGTTGAAGTTGATTTAAAAGAATATGAAGGACTTGGTTTTTATTTTGACAATGATTGCCCTGAATGTAAAAACTCAACTGCGGTAGTTGCAAGTCAACCGTATGATTATTGGTATAATGGTTATGTGGGAAATAAAACATTATACCAACAAAAAGCGCCGGCTAAAGTGCAACCAGAAGGAAGCTCAACCATTTTTTCAGGAGTAAACGTATCGAACTTTTTTACTGAAATTGTAGAGGGTAATTTTAGTGCAATAAAAGACAAATTATTACCACAAATTGACGATATTTTAACAAATAAAGGAAAGGTTGAAATACAAATGGTTGGGTCTGCATCACCAACGGCATCCGTTTCTTATAATGAAAAATTATCACAAAGAAGAAATAACTCCGTGGAGCAATGGTTTTCAAAACAAGTTTTGAAAGATGGAACCGCAATTAGCACCTATATTACTAGCGGTAACTTCAAAGTAAATTTGATAGCCAAAGGTGAAACAATATCAATACCAAAATCAAGAGCTGCGGCATCAGGAACAACCGATCCTAATGATGCAACTGTCACAACCGCAAGTGGTGGTGATTTTTTAACCGCAGAAGTGAATTGCACTCAAGACATAAAAAATTTGGATGTTGCGGGTAGTCCGGTTCAACCAGTTTCTCAAGTCTTCAGTATTCCTGCCATGGCTTGTAGAAGAGTATATATAACAAAAATTATTGCAAATAAAGTTGAACAACCAACACCACCTACTGTTGTTAAAAATCAAGAAGGAACTACAGACAGAACAGAAGAAAAAGTTCAAAATATTCAAACACAACCAACACAAAGTTTCAAACCTGAACCACAACTTACCGTAGAACAAAAAATTAAAGACGGAATATCAAAAAAAATACTTAGAAATTTATTTACTGAATGTGATTATTTCCAAGTAATTAAAGAAACAGACCCAATGGTCTATGACACAATTAAAGATCGTATAAAGTTCTTCAACCCCGCATTTCACTCGATGACTCCCGAAGGTTTGAATGCTAGATTAAACTTTCTTCATCAATGCACAAGACCAGGTCAAACGATTCCTGTTATTGGACCTGATGGTAGACCCAAATATAATGACGCACTAAACACATCGTTTGGAGCTCCACCCGTTTTAGTGTTGAGAATCGGAGATTTTTTCCACACAAAGATAATACCTAATAGTTTGGGTATTACATATGAAGGATTAGATATTAATCCTGAAGGTATTGGTGTCCAACCAATGTTGGCGAAAATCACAATGTCATTCAACATAATTGGAGGAATGGGACTAAAAGAACCGGTTCAAGAATTACAAAATGCCCTTTCTTTCAACTACTACGCAAATACTGAAATTTATGACGAAAGAGCGACAGCCACTGAAGATACGAGTAAATTGGATAAATATGTTGTTGAAAAAATAACAGGAGGATTACCACCTGTTGGAGAACAACAAATACAGGCAATTAACAGCGTCCAACCAAGACGAGGAGATTCAACAATTGGAACTATTGTTGATACAACGGTTATGGACTACTCAGGTTTATATGCTTCTTTAAGTGAGAAACTCCAACAATATTTTAAAACTTATTATGATTCACTATACAAGATCAATAGTGATTATGGGTATGGGGCATTACAAATCGCAAATAAAAATAGAAACTATACCAAAGGATTACTATCTGAATACACAAGTCAGAAAAAAGAAGGTAAAATTTATGGAAAAACAAATCAATATCAGGAGTTAGTTGAAAAACTTGTGATTGAAGTGAAAAAAGATATAGAAAATAAAAACGATCCTTTCACATCATACTTGAATAGTCCTGAGTTTGACCCAACGGCAAAACAAATAAGAGAACTTCAAGAAAAATTATCAAACATTGTGAGTCAAAGACAAAATGCAATTTTGGATGTTATATTAAATAATACCACAAATATAACCAACATACAAAATGAACTGAATTATATTTTTAGACAATTAGATGTAATATGTTCGCAAACCGATGGGAATATGAGTCCATCAAACGAACCACTTGTATATCAACTTAGTGGTGATACTTTTTTTGGTGAAAATGATCAAGGTGGAATATTCGATGTTTATACAAGTGATGCGACCTATAGTGTTGTTTCAACAATAAATAATTTTGAAACCGAACTTCAAACATTCGAAATGACAAAAGATCTATACAAAGAAAATAATTCTACCGTCGAAAATGCTGGAAACTGTAGATTAGAAGTTAATGGATTTTCACCATTCGCAATTAATGATTGTGCGGCCAATAGATTTTATATACTTTGCACCCCATTATTTACAAATCCTGAATTTTTAACGACATTTATTAATGATTTATCTAATGGTCCCGAAATAAAACAAAATACAAAAATGGTTGAGGGTATAAGACTAAAATCAGAAAGTTTAAGAGATAATTATACACAACTACAAAACGGATTCAAAGACCAATTTACCAAAAAAATACAAGAAACTGATTTCTTCAAAACGGCAACAACTTGGAAAGTTCCTGATAATACGGTAAAAACTTGTAATTACCTCTATCCCGCGACTGACGATGTCAGTGGCAGAACAAAGAAATTGAAAGATCTTTATTCCAATCAAAACTTAAATCAAGATAAACAAACCTTCAATGGTAAAGTAACTTTAAATTAAAATGGCATTACAATATTGGAACAGATATTCTGACTTTTTAATAAATGGGCAACAAACCGTTCTTCCATTTGTTCAGGTTCCATCAAAAACTTCAGATAAAAATTACATATATAAAGTAGGTCAAAGTAGGTTGGATAAAATATCACAACAATTTTATGGAACACCTTATTTTGGTTGGTTGATACAAATGGCAAACCCCCAATATTCTGGAAGTGAATACTCAATACCCGATGGTGCTATATTGACAATTCCATTTCCTTTAATAGCTTCATTACAAGATTATAAAAACGCATACGAAAATTATTTTTTCTATTATGGTAGATAAACAAGAAAACATATTAGTTGAATTAGACTACGACAATATAAGTCTTATCGATCCAAATAAAGTTATTGATGAAGAAGGTAATGTAAGTGATAGATTAGTGAGACAAGAAGATTTGGTAATGTATGCTAACTTGGAATGTAATGTGCTTCCAAGAACAAAACTTGCCGTAGGATCAGCAATGAATGATTCATCTCGAACAATTTCAGTTGGTAAAATAAACTTCTTAAATCCTGGACATAAAACGTTTTTAAATACAGCGTGGTCTGATGAATTAACGGGGAAGGATACTTTAACAGGACAGGGAGTTAATCAACCAAAACAAACCGCAGTTAAAAACCCAAACAAGTCTGACGATTACTATATAAAACAAAATCTTTACTCAAACGGAACACCAGGTGCGGTTGATAACGGTCTATTAGGAATGAAATCAATTAAATTAAAAATTGACACATCATTTTTACCTGTCATCAATATTGAGCTTGAAGATGTAAAAGGAAGGACGTTATTTGAAGGGGGAAACGATTCACCCTACGCCGCTTTCTTTCAATTACCTTATCCACAATTTACACTAACACTAAAAGGATACTTTGGAAAAGCAGTAAAGTTTCCAATAATGTTACAATCCTTCACATCTAGATTCGATCCGTCAACCCATAACTTTAGTGTTTCATTACAATTTTATGGATACAAATATACACTTTTATCATATGTAAATTTTGGAGCGTTAATGGCCGTTCCTCAAATGTATAATAATGTGGTAACACAAACACCCGTGTCTGTTGAACAGGGAAATGAAATCAAATCAACCCAAACTGCAACAACTCCGGTGGTTGTTAGTAGGGGATATCAAAAAATGAAAGAAGTCTATTCAATCTATAAATCTAAAGGATTGATCGATGATAATTTTCCTGAAATAACTCTACAACAACTACAATATAGACTACAAAATTTTATAAAAACAATTCTACAACAATTCCAAGATGAAAATATGGGTGTGTTGACCGACATGACTGTATATCAAAATAATATTTTAAATTACCAACAAAACATATTTTTATTTTCTAATTCATCTTGGTTTGCAACATATATGGATAAAGATAACCCTATTGTGTTAAAAACTAATTCTCAAAACGTATATCTGTTCAAAGAGTCCACCGCATCATTCAAAGTGGATGCCGCAACAAAATTAGAAAGTGAGGTAAAAAAATATAATGATGTGTTGGCTCAAAATAGTGTCTTTGGTGCCAACGGAAAATATACTATTGGAGGTATTACAACAACATCAAGTATTCCAGTTCCTATAACACTTCAGACATTTCAAAAGAAAATATCTCTTGATGAAATAGACTTAGTAAAAACTTATGTGTCTCAAAAAAATGCACCTACAGGAGACTTTAAAGAAAGTGACGCTGTTATTCAACAATTCAAAACAACTCTTCAAGCACAACTCTTAAAAAACTTTGATGTTTCTTATTTCTTTGAAGGACCAAAATCATTTATGACTATAACGGATGATGTTGCAAAAACGGCAGGAGAAAAAAGAAAACAAGTTGAAACTGAAATAACCGCCAGTTTGGCAACCAAATTTAATGGGCAAGGAAATGGAAGTTTGGGTTTTGTCCCGAGTGTAAGAAATATTTTGGCAGTTTTTTATTGTCAAGGAGAAGCCTTTTTACGTTTGTTAGATGATGTTCATAAAAAAGCTTGGGATCAAAGAGAAAACCCATACAGAAGAGCTGCAATTTTTGGAAGTCAAACAACCGCACCAAGTGTGGATATCAAAACATCAACACAGAACAACGAACCAATTTACCCTTGGCCACAAGTTATTAGAGAGTCCGTTGGTGATGATAAAAAAGAAAAATTTGAAATTATATACCCTGGAGACCAAACCGTTGCGTCTTCATACCGAGCATACAATCCTGAAGTTTGGCCTGAAGTTGAGTTTGTTGAACAATTCATTAAAGGTTATACTCAAAGACAAACAACGGCAAATGCCGATACGGTAGTGTTTGAAACAAATTCACAACCAACAAGAATCTCACTAAACTCAATCGACTTTGCGGTCTCTAATGAAGTTTTTCAAAATAAAGAAGAGTCAAAATATTTCTATGAAATTTATGAACGATTGATGTTAAATTCGTTTTATGCGAGATTTAACAAGAAATCAGGATACGTTTATTCTATGTATGAGGTTGAGGCCGACAATGAGGCCGTTAATATGTTGCAAAGTTTGGGTGCTGACAATCCATTCTTAATTAAGAAAATTAAAGAGTATCTATTAAATAGCACAAACTATGTTCCTTTTTTAAAACACATATCAAATCAAGGACAAGGAGAAAGTTGGCAAAACTTTGTTAGAGGAGAATTCGTAACACCATATATTAGAAACGATGTTGCCAATCCAAACGTTATTTTAAATGGAGATATTTTTGATGCGTTAAAATCTCAACCAAGTGTTTCATTATCAAACGCAAAAAGTTTAGTAAATTTAGATAAGTATTTTACAGGAACATCAATAACGAATGAGTTTGATTTTGTTGATACATACCCAATTATAGATTTCAAATGGGACAAAAATAACTTAGCAAACGGAAGGGCGTTAAATAACGTTAATGAAGTTTATGACACCAAAAATGTAATCAGTTATAACGACATTCAAAAAACTTTAGCAAACTTTGATCTAAATGACACCGTAAATGACAAGAGACCTTTTACTCATTTTAACTTCCTAACATTTACAGGTAATTCGTCAATTCCATCATTTAAAGATTTTTATAATGGAAGAACATATAAAAATCAATTTGCAACTGAGGGTAATTTGTTTTACGAAAATTATGATAATTTTTTAAGTAGGAATCAAACTACGTCTATGTTGAATAGTCCTTACTTTATAAACGCTATTCAAAAGGGGGTTAATAATTTTAGATACAATCAAAGAGAAACTTCACCATATAAGTTGGCGGCTTATCTATTTTTGAATAGTTTGCCTTTAGCAACCCTAAGAGAAAAATATAGAACTTTAAGTAATGGTAGTGTTAATGACTTGGATTATATAATATCCACGTTAAAAAAATTCGGGGCGGTTCATAAATTACCATACGCTTGGATATTGAAATACGGATCAATATGGCACAGGTATAAGGTTTATAAAAAAACAGGTAAAGACATTTTAGACGATGTTTGGACCGATTTTAATTATAAAAAAAATTGGGATCCAGCAAATTCGGCAACTACTTACACATACAATTTAGTAATAGACGGAACGCCAAGAAGTTTAGTTTTAGACGAAACCACCGGCACACCATCCTTTACCGAAATCAATACAGGATTTTATCCACAACTAATAGATGATTATAATGTCTTTATCCAAGGTCTTAAATTATTTAGTGGTCAAACACAAAACAACGGAAATTGTTTTGGGTTAAACATATCAGGGTCATGCACAACTTACGAAGTTACAGGGACTTGTGAGTCTAACGGAACAGGAATTACGATTAGTTCTATTACCAATAATCTCATTCAAAGTGGTGATACAATTTTCATTCCACAATTTAACGCCAATATTTTAATCACAGGACAAGTGAGCGGTGTAACTGGAGGAACAGGAAGTTATACAACACCACTACCATTTAACGTCTCATTTTCAGGTTTAACATTTATACTTGGAACTTATGCGAACGTTACAAATAATTCTACCGCTCCTGTTCAGGTGGGTCAGATATTCAGCGGATCCTCAACAACAGGAGTCACTATTCAAAAAATAGTAAGTGGAGTATCAACACCCAATTTAGTATGTAAGGTTAGTTCAGTATCGGCACAGACCTTTAACTTTACGGTAATTAACCCACCAATACAAGTCACTCAAATATCAAATAATGTTTTATCGGGAGGAACAATAATAAATGGACCTTTTTTAAGCGGTGACGTTCAAATCATTTCACAAATATCAGGAACAACAGGTGGTGTTGGTTTATATCAAACAACAAACATTGCCCCACCAACTAATTCGTCATTCGTAGTTTTGAACTCATATACTCAAGGAATTTCATCTACAACAATACAAAGTTATTTGAATGATGAAAAACTTTTAATGTTTAACACAACAAATTCAAATCTTTTTGAATTGCCGGGATTCGATCCAAATAATGCAACTAGAACTATGAGGGTTTCACCTTGGTCGTTATTAGTTAGATCAAATCAAGAACCTGACAATTACTATATTCTTCCTTCATTTGGGTCCGACTTAAATCAGGCAAAAGAAGAAGCGTTTAAAAATGGAAACATGAAAGTTGAATTGTCTAACAACCCATCCCTTTTCAATGGGAGTGTAAGGTTATTTTGGAATTGTCCTCAATACGGTTGGTTTGATAATCAAAAACTCGTTAAAAACGATCCTGGAACATATTTGAAACAAATTATAAATAATGAAAAAGATCAACAAAACTTTTTAATCTCCGGTAAAATAGATGATTATACCAATTTTGAAGAGTTATTTACAACGTTTGAAACACAATTATTAGATGATTTTGAAACTCACTTTTTAAATTTTAGTCGATCAATTTATGATTATGTTGATATTTTACCCACAAATTTACCGACAGATGGTTTAATTGTGACACCACAACAAAGTCAAAATCAAGTTCCTGATGTTGAAAAAAGTTACCAAAACTTTCATCTACTAATGAGAAATTTGATGAAAGTTTCAAAACCTGTAGGGACATCGCCCGAAACAAAACTACAATCGGCAATAGATAATCAAAATACAACCTTTCAACAAGTTTTAAGTGGGTTTTTAAATTACGACATCGCATTCAAATTCGGAAACCCAAGTAATTTTGATAAGAGATTGTTCTACACATTTTCAACACAATTTATTGAAAATCCGATTAACTATAGTCCATATGAGTTTGGTAATTTACCACCTGAAGTATCATTGGCACAATCAAAGACACAAAATCCAAAAACATGGGAAGCATTAGAATACTTTGTTGGGTATTCACAAATACCAGAGTTAGAATACAAAAACTCAGGTTCATACATTACAGACTTTTTTATCGATATGAACGTTCAGTTCAGTGAAAAAAATGTAGAGGATTTTGCTCCACTTATTAAGATTTATGCAAGTCAAAAATTAAATGGATTTAAGATGCCAGAGTCTCCCCCACCTTTGAATGTTCCACCAACAAATGCGGTTACTAATCCGTCAAATGTCCCAACACCAACACAAGTTCCACCATCACCAACAGGTCAAGGAACCGCTGTTGAGTTATCAACTTTAACAAATGGTGACACAATAGTAATTTATCAAAACACACCATATAAGTTTGCGGTATTACGAGACCCTTCATTAACGGTAATTGTGCAAGGTCAAAATGTTCCACAATCAAATACAACAAACCAACAATTGAGAGACCAAGTAATTCAAAATTATTTTGGTTCATTATCTATAAATGAAAATGATCCTCAATTTGTTAAAAGCACCGTAAATATTTTACCATCATCTCAAAACTCACAAGTGACAACTACCACAACAACACAACAACAAGCGCCGGTGGGATACCCAACAAACCTGTCTATTCAGACAAGTAGTGGAAATCTAAGTAAGTTTTATAAATTGATGGACAACTACATACAACAAAACAATCTTTATATTGGTAATGTTTTAAATGTCTTATTACCTGCAGTTAGAAAACAATTACCTAATGTTTTTGTTGGAGAGGATGGTGGACCAACTAGAGCTCCACTAGAAGCCGGATTTACAGAACAAACAAGAGTCGAGCTTTGGGATACATTCAAGGCCCTTAATGATTCATGGATCGCAGGATTTGATTTTGAAAGTAAAACATTATTTGAGGATGTTCTTTTAGTTGATAGGGCTAGTAGAAATGTGGGTGACAAAATTATTGTGGATATCTACGGTATTATTGATATGTTAGAAGATGGGGCGTCAGATAAAAATCAAGGAAGCACATCATACAAAAATACCTTACTCGATATGGTCACGACCATATTAGTTCAAAATAATTTTCAACACTTTATGCTACCGGCATATGTTAATTTTTATAATGTGCAAGATGCTGCTAAAAATCCAACACCTAGACCTGACGGAACTTTAGAGGTTGGAAATATGATGTTCGGAACTTTTCTGAATGTTGATTATAGACAAAGTTCGCCAAAATTTCTTTGTTATTATGTTTCTAAACCAAGCGAACATTTAAATATGAACGACAATGTTGATTATCGTTATAGAGACGACGCATTCGATCTAAGAAGAGCAAGCGATAATCCATTAGTAGAAAGTCAAGTTAATAAAACAGATTGGGCAAAGTCTAATAAAGTGGTTGGTTTTAACGTGGATGTCACAAAACAAAATCAACAAATTTTTAAATCTTTTAATGTGTCACAAGATCCAGGAAAACCAACTTCAGAATCTTTGGAAATGTTAAATCAAATGGCGAATATTGATAGAAACAGAAGAAGCACAACACAATCGGTTTCATTATATAACTTATATAAAAATAGAAGTTATGGTTGTTCGGTTGATATGATGGGGTGCGCCTTAATACAACCGATGATGTATTTTAATATAAGAAATATCCCCATGTTCTCAGGACCATATATGATTACAAGTGTGGAACATACAATTACAGAAGGAGATTTCCAAACAACTTTTTCAGGAACAAGACAACCATTCTATAGTTTACCATCTGTTGATAATTTTTTACAGACTTTAAACATAGAAATATTAAGTAAATTACAATCTAAAATTGTTGAAAACGAAGAAAAAACTAAAGCCGATTCTACCAATGTAATATTCCAAGCGGCAAACATCATTTCAAACTTGGGAACCGAAGATACTTTAACTAAAAATCAAGATTGTGCAAATCAATTGAATAGTAGATATAACGGATTTACCGCCGTCGAAATTCCACAAGCAACTTCAGTATCAGCTAAAGATTTTGTAAGTTTAATAAGGGCAGTTTTAATTTCTAAAAATTATGACATAACTGGAGACACCGCAATCAGTATTGCGTCCATGACATTTACTTTTGCATTTGCTGACTCAGGAAATTCAAACGGATCTCAACTAAATGCTTTTGAAAACAATTACAGCACAATTAATTTACAGGAAGTATATGGTGATTCATTTTTTGAATTTATAAATAGAAAATATTTTTGTGTATCAAGAGGAAATGATAACAATATTCCAATTGTAAGTTTTAGAACAATTAGAGATTTTGTTGAGTTTGTGGTAAATAGAGTGTCAGGTGTTGTCGTTCTTTTAAATGAAGATTTTAACACATTAATAAATGAAACTCCAAACGATCCTAAAATTGCGTATGTAAACGCACTTGCTAAAAGGTATGTTTTAAGTTTTCCTATTAACCAGAATCCTGATGTTTATACGAAAATCACCGAAGACGCAAATCAACTTAATAAATTAAGACAAGAAATTGGACAAGCTTATAATAAATTTGAGATTTTATGGAATACATGATATTTATAAATAAAAAACTATGAGCACAAAAATTTTATTAGACAATTACCTTGGAAAAAATACAAGGGTGTCTGAAAAAGACATGGGTGACGGAACCAAACAAGTATGTGATCTTGACACAGGTGATTGCTACACCCTTAGAATGAAAGACGGTCTTATCGAACGAGTAGATAATACCATGAAAACATTCAAAAAAATTCAAGTAGAAACCACATCAGGTATAAAAACATTATTAAACGGATAGAGATGGGAATAGATGATAGAATATTAGAAGAAATTGCAAGATACAATTCTATAAATAGATATATTAACGAACAAGCACCACCCCCACCACCGGCAGATCCGGCAGCGGCAGGAGCACCACCAGCAGATCCGGCTGCCGCGGGAGCACCACCAGCAGATCCGGCAGCAGCGGGAGCACCACCTCCACCACCTCCGACAGGAGAAGAACCAGCAGGAGGACCTGAGGCGGATCCTGATGTTGAACTTGTTGATCCTGATGAAGAAGAAGGAGAAGAAGGTGGGACGGAAGAATTAGATATTACGGATTTGGTTGATACACAAAAAACTATGGCCGATAAACAAGAAGAATATTTTACAAATCTTTTTGACCAAATAAAAAAAATGGAAGAGAAACTTGCGGAAATGGACTCCTTGGTCTCAAAAATTGATTCATTAGAAAATAAAGTAGATAAGTTTAGACCAAAAACACCACAAGAAAAACTAGCTCTTAGAAGCTTAGATTCAGGACCTTTTAAACAAAACTTGGCAGATTTTTTTAATGATAAAAAAGAGGAAATGGAAAAAACAGGAAAAAATGAGTATGTCCTAACACAAGACGAAGTGGAAAACTTTAGTCCGTCTGAAATTGAAAATTCATTCAACGAACCAATGGAAGATGAAGACGATATTTTATTAAACAAATTTAATTCATAAAAATTAAGGTCGATAATTTCGACCTTAATTTTTTTACAATACTATTTGACAAAACCTTTTTATACAATTATACTTTTAACATATATAAACCTTTAATTTTTAATTACACAATGGCGACAAATTCATTAGACGCAGTTTTACAACAGTATGAGAAATCTCAAAGTAGTTCTAACACTACATCAAAAATGTCTTCTGAAGACCGAATGAAGAAATACTTCGCGGCTCTTTTGAAAGACAACGAAAAACAAGGGCAAAGAAAACTAAGAATCTTACCAACGTCCGACGGATCTTCACCGTTCAAAGAAGTATGGTTCCACGAAGTTCAAGTAGATGGAAAATGGCAAAAATTTTATGACCCAGCAAAAAATGACAATGAGCGTTCCCCTTTAAATGAGGTTTATGAAGAACTTATGTCAACAGGAAGAGAGTCTGACAAAGAACTTGCAAAACAATACAAAGCTCGTAAGTTTTATATTGTTAAAGTTATTGATCGTGACAACGAACAAGACGGAGTAAAATTCTGGCGTTTCAAACACAATTATAAACAAGAAGGAATCCTTGATAAAATTATTCCAATTTGGAAGGCAAAAGGTGATATTACAGATTCTGACAATGGACGAGATCTTATTTTAGAATTAACCAAAGCAAAAACTCCAAAAGGCGCGGCATATACGGTAATTCAAACGGTAATGTATGACGATCCATCACCAATTTCAAAAGACGAAACTCAAGGTAAAGAATGGGTTGAGGACAAAATGACATGGGAAGATGTGTATTCTAAAAAACCTGTTGAATATCTTGAAGCAATCGCAAGAGGAGAAACTCCACGTTGGGATTCTGAAAAAGGTGGGTATGTTTATTCGAATGATGAAACCGCAGAAGTTTCTTTGGGTGGAAAGTCAACCTCAAAATCAATTAACGAGGTAAATGACCCACAGTCAAACGACGAAATCGACGAAAATCTACCGTTTTAATTATACAAAAAAATGGGGCACTTTTTATAGACAAAGTGCCCTTTTTCATTTATCTTTTAAATAAAAAAATATGAACAGGTTTATTGCAGAAAAACTAAAAGAAGCCCTCGTAAAAAAATATGAGGCAGAAATCGCAGACGCAGAAGCACGACTTTATGTTTATTTCACAAGTTCAGTAGGGATCGGAGAACACCCCCAACACACAGAAGAAATGGACAACTTAGTAGAACAACTTACAAACGCAAAAGATAAGTTAGATACAATTAACAATTTCCAAATTATTGAACTATAATGGCTCTTAAAAAAAATGATTTTAGCTCAATTAAGAAGAAATTCTCTTCCGACGCTAAATACAAACCACAAAGATTTTTTGATCTTGGATCTGACTTTTTAGATGCGGTTGGACTCCCTGGACCTGCAATTGGACACCTTAACATGTATTTAGGTCACTCAGATACAGGAAAAACTACAGCACTTGTTAAAACCGCTGTAGACGCCCAAAAGAAAGGTATTTTGCCCGTGTTTATTATTACAGAACAGAAATGGTCTTTTGAACACGCCAAACTTATGGGGTTTGAATGTGAAGAAGTGGTTGATACTGAAACAGGTGAATTGACATGGGACGGTTTCTTTTTATTCAATAATAATTTTGAATACATCGAACAAATTACAGATTACATAAATGAACTATTAGACGCACAAGAAAAAGGTGAGTTAGATTATTCACTTTGTATAATGTGGGATTCAGTTGGATCAGTTCCATGTAAAATGACTTATGAAGGAAAGGGTGGAAAACAACATAATGCAAGTGCTTTGGCAGACAAAATTGGAATGGGTATTAACCAAAGGATTTCAGGATCTCGTAAAGCGGATTCTAAATATGAAAATACCTTAATAATTGTTAATCAACCATGGGTCCAACTTCCAGACAACCCATTTGGGCAACCAAAAATTAAAAGCAAGGGTGGTGAGGCGATATGGTTAAATTCATCTTTAGTTTTTTTATTTGGAAATCAAAAAGATTCTGGAACTACAAAAATTACCGCAACCAAAGATAAAAGAACTATTAAATTTGCGGCAAGAACAAAAGTTTCGGTTATGAAAAATCATATAAATGGTCTTGGATATGATGACGGTAGGATAATTGTTACACCACACGGTTTTATCGCGGGAAAAGATACTGCCGAGGAAAAAACAAACATAGAAAAGTATAAAAAAGAATACGCCGACTATTGGAAAGATATTATAGGTGTTGATGGTGATTTTGACTTGAAGGAAGAAAAAGAAGAAAACTAAATATAAATTATAATAATTCTACTTTTATAGATATTTATTAATATATATGGGAAGAAAAAAAATTGAAGATCATGAAAAAAAAGTAAAAATTGGTGTATCAGTTGATCCTGATTTACCAAAATACTTTAAAGACAGATCAATAAACATTTCTTCCCTTGTTAATAAATTATTAAAAGATTATATCAAAAATGGAAACAAAAATTTGTAACAAATGTGGTATCCAAAAAGAATTGTTAGAGTTTAACAAAATGAGTAAAGTCAAATGTGGGGTCAGAAGTTATTGTAGGGAATGTCAAAAAATTGAATCAAAAAAATACAGATTAGAG